CTGGGGTACCAGTAAAGGATTACAAGAGTTGGTTAATGGGGCAACATCAAAAACGGTCTTAGATAAGTGTGAGGGTGTTGTTGAATTTGACTGGCTTACCGTTGTTCACACAATTACCGTTAACCCTGACAAATGGATTTTATGATAGCAGTAAATCTTGAAGATAGTCTAAATACCTACGGCTACGGCTACGGCTACGGCAACGGCTACGGCTACGGCGACGGCTACGGCAACGGCTACGGCTACGGCGACGGCAACGGCTACGGCTACGGCTACGGCGACGGCAACGGCGACAGCTACGGCAACGGCTACGGCTACGGCGACGGCAACGGCTACGGCTACGGCTACGGCGACGGCTACGGCTACGGCTACGGCTACGGCGACGGCTACGGCAACGGCAACGGCAACGGCTACGGCTATTAATTATAAAAATTAAACAACATGGAAAAGAAGTTTATCGGCATCGTAAAGACAATTCAAACCAAGTACGGGGAGATGGTAAAAATCGGCATCCCAGAAAAAGATTTCGTGCAGCACATCAAAAACGGGTGGGTAAACATGGTACTAAAGAAATCGCAAAAAGGCGGGTACTATCTGGAAATAGATGATTTTGAGCCTAAAGAGAAATCCGGTACAACCCACACCGTAAAAAACGAGGGGCAGTTTATCGCCCAAAAGGAGGACACCAGTTTACCGTTCTAAAATGTGGATAACAAACGTCAAATAAATTTGTCCAATTGTGTAAGGTTTAGTAATATTGTGTATCCCCAAAATGTTTAACGAGATGAAATCTTATTGTAGGGTTAATTCTCGTGCCTGCTGAAAAAGCAGCTACCGTTCGTTAAACAGGTAGGGGGAGCATGGGAGTTAACCCTATTTTATTTGAAGTTTTTACAAACCTCTCAAGGAACTGATAAAAAGTGTAGCCGGTGAAATAAACGGCAAAAAGTAAAAACCCCTTGGTGGTATACGAAGGGGGGCGGGGGGTTTCTTATTTTTTAGATATTCTTTATATAAAAGGTTTATAGATGAAGCAAGTATATCATAATTATTTGAAGTGGGAAGATTATAAAAATGGTATGTGGAGAAAAGAAAGTAGAGAATATGAAGTTAAAATGTTACCTAAAGTAATAGAGTTTACAGGCAATCATGTTACTTATGGTAAAGCTATGATGGAGGTTGTAACGAAGTGGGAATATGCTTGCGAACATAACCTTACAGACCTCTCACAGAATAGAAAAGCATGGGTTGGACATGCTGCGGTTTGTTATAAGATAGGAGTTCCGGAACACATAACTAGAATGGCATGGGGTTATCTCTCCCAAGATCAGCAAAATAAGGCTAATAGACAGGCGGAATTAGCTATTAATCATTGGTTTAAATTGCAGCAAAAATCATTTTATGCCCAAACGGAAATTAGGTATTAACGTTTTAGAGGCAGCACAGGAACGGATATCCTGGACTTTTGATAGCTGCGAAAAGATTTATTTAAGTTTTTCTGGTGGTAAGGATTCTACAGTCATGTTTCATCTAGTAATGGATGAGGCAAAAAAGAGAGATGTTAAAGTAGGGGTTTTATTTATTGATTGGGAGTGTCAGTTTGAACTAACTATTCAACACGTAAGAGAGATGTTAGCAGAGTACAAAGATTGTATTATCCCCTACTGGATTCAGTTAGAGATCATGACTAATAATGCTACATCAATGATTGAGCCTACTTGGAAAAGTTTTGATGAAGATAAAAAACCTTTATGGACTAGGGGTAAGGAGTTAGTAGGTACTATTAAAGATCGGAGGCAGTTACCGTTTTACTTTGACAATATCACCTTTGAAGAATTTGTGCCTCTATTCGGTAAGTGGTATAGCGATAATAAAAAGTGCGCTTGTTTTGTAGGGATTAGGGCACAGGAAAGTTTAAATCGATTTAGGGCAGTAGCAAGAGATATAAACAGGTTAGACGGCAAGCCATACACGGTGAATGTAGTTGATGATCTATGGAATGTATATCCTATTTACGATTGGAATGCTGCTGATGTTTGGACTTATTGCGGGAAGTTTAAAAAGCCATACAATAAGATTTACGATAGAATGCATAAGGCTGGGTTATCTATCCACCAAATGAGAATAGACGAGCCATTTGGAGATGAAGCAAGGAAGAACCTTTGGTTGTATCACATTATAGAGCCTAAAACATGGGCCAAGTTATCAGCTAGGATGAACGGTGTTAATAGTGGTGCGTTGTATTCTGAGGAAAGGGGTAACGTATTAGGTAATATAAAAATTAGTTTGCCGCCTAACCACACATGGGAAAGTTTTTCAATGCATATTCTGAATACTATGCCACCAAAGACTGCTGAACACTACAAAAACAAAATAGCGGTCTATATTAATTGGTATAGGAAAAAGGGTTATCCAGATGGCATACCTGACCAAGCTGATTACAGATTGGAACAGGCGGGGAAAGTTCCTGCATGGAGGCAGGTAGCAAAGGTGTTATTGAGAAATGATTATTGGTGCAGGGGTTTGGGATTCTCTATAACTAAAAGTTCTGCCTATGCGAAGTATATGGAACTGATGAAAAAGAGACGCAACCAATGGGGATTATTTAACTAAAAACCAACTATCATGAGCTTATTTAACCAACAAATATTTGAAAAGGCTGCATCCATAATTGACGACCTTAAGACTTTAGGAACTGATGACCGGATTTTAGTAATCAATGAGATTAAGAGGTTATTGCATTCAGTTAGTCCGATGAAAAACGAGCCAGTTGATTGTGTGATATGGATTAAGAATAATAGCATTCAGGCTAATGATTATAACCCGAATAGCGTAGCGCCCACTGAAATGAAACTGTTACATACTTCTATTAAGGAGGATGGCTATACTCAGCCAATTGTAACATTTGTTGAAGGTGAAAAAAGGGAGGTTGTTGATGGATTTCATAGGAATAGGGTAGGTAAGGAGTTCAAAGACATAGAAGAAAGAGTACATGGTTATTTGCCTGTAGTTACAATCAATGAAAATAGAACTGAGAAAGGCGATAGGATTGCGGCAACGATAAGGCATAACAGAGCAAGGGGTAAGCATAGTGTTGATTCTATGAGCCAAATAGTTATTGATCTTAAAAAAAGGAATTGGAGTGATGAAAAGATAGCTAAAGAGTTGGGTATGGATGCTGACGAGGTTTTAAGATTGGCACAGATTACCGGATTGGCGGAGTTATTTGCAGACAGGGATTTTAGTGAGGCATGGGAGGCTGATTTAACAATCGAGGATGATACTGAAAAAACAGACGAATAGTATGGCTGCACCCGTATTAAAACTAACCGATTACCCGCAACCAAACCGAAAAATGAAAATCCCTTTACAATCTGAGGTTGCGAAGTACATGAATGAAAAAATGGGATGGGATAAAGACTTCTGTAGGTACTACGCAGATAAGTTTTGGAATCATTACCAGGCTCAGGGATGGAAGTTATCCAACGGTAATTCAATGAAAGACTGGCAGGCAGCTTTTAATTCCCAATGGCAAACTCCAAAGTTCAAAGAGGATATAGATAAATTGAACGAGGCTAAAAAAAGCAAAACACCAAACATTTTGGAAATGGACAATCGAGCAGCTGTTAATTATCTTGATAGCATTTTATTACTTTATAAATCTGGAATGAAACCGGATAGAGAAAGTGCTGAAAAGATATATCAATGGCTGAAGGGAATGAACTGGTTTAACCTTCCACCGGATGCGATTGATAGAGCGAGGGTAAACGCAGGTAACAGAATGGATATGGTTTGGATGTATGAGCTAAAAGAGTATTTGGATTTAATGGTAAAACACGATTACACTTTTAAACAATGGGTCAAATGAAAAGGTTTTTAGAAGAATTGAAAATAGCATACTTGCTTGTAATTCATATGGCATTAATTTGTGTGTTAATGTTTTTCCCTTCAGGATTGTTCGCACTAACGGACAATAAATATTATTTATTGTTGCATATATTTTCAATTCCTGTAACATTTGCGTTGGTTAACTACTACTATAATAAATAAAATGAACATAAAAAGAATTAAAGAGATGCCAACTGTTTACAATGGCGTTCACGAATCAATTTATCAATCTTCTCAACTATTATTTGAGGTTGTGGAAATGTTGAAAAGGGGAGATAGTGCTGAAACTATTTTAGCTATTATCTATTTCATTAAAGATAATCAGGATGATAACGGTTGAATCCACAATTGAAAAATGTGTAAAGGCGTATCTTAAAGACGATGCTATTTTTGACACCGTTGGTACGTGTGCATCTATAAGAGGCATCTTAGAATGGGGTTACAACATTGAAAGTAAAAGGGGAACAATACAACCAATTGAACAAGCTCAAAACAAAATAGAATTATGGGAAGAAGCACTAAAGTGGGAACTAACAAGATCAGAGCGGGTAAAGCTGGCAAAGGCACTTCACTATCTTCTAAGCGTATCACACCGTTACCTAAGCTCTTAGAAAAGGCTCAAAAGGTGTTTAACAAGTATGTACGTAGTAGGGATTACGGGGAACCTTGTATTTCATGCGGCTCATTCAACGGCAACCAGGCAGGGCATTATTTTCCGGTTAAAGGTTATTCAGTTTTAAGGTACGATGAAGTAAATGTCAATATTCAATGTGCAGGGTGCAATATGTACAAACACGGCAACCCTCAAGAATACCGCAAAGGCTTAGTAAAAAAATACGGGGAAGATATGGTTAAGGACTTGGAAGAAAGGAGTTCAGTAAGGGTTTTTAAATGGGATAGGGAACAGTTAGAAGAAATTATAAACAAATACAAAGTATGAAAAAATTAGAGGTAATGACCGAAATTGTTGCGACACATTTTAAATGCAACGTCGACTCCGTAAAAGGCAAACGAAAGACTTTTAAACTTGTTCAATGCCGCCAGTTGATTAGTTTTTTCGCCCGAAAGTTCACTCCAATAACGCTGAAAGAAATAGGCGATTATTTTGGCAGAGATTATACCACCATCATTCATAATTGCAACGTGGTGAAAAATGCGATAGAAACAAAAACATACGTCCACGATGACTACAAGTATTTAGAGCCAATTATACAAGCCATGATATGCTCAGACGTAACCAGGGTAGTGTTTGAGTTTCCGAACGGGTTTAATGTATCTCCGCTTATTTCAGAGGTAACCGCAAAGTATGACACCGTAAAATACCACTTAGTATGAACGAGATATTTATGAGGCCGCTAAACAGAAACGGGTACTACTATATGACCGATGACACGGTAGACCAGATGCAAACCGGAAAAAGTTTAATAAAAAACGGG